CGCCCACCGCCGAGGGTTAGGACTCGGGCGAGTTCAGTAGAGAGGCCTGCAGCCGACGTGCCGAACATTTGAACTTGCTCGGGAGTCAGCGCATTGCTACCGGTCTTTTCGATCGAGGACAAGAAATCATGGTCCGTGATGTGGGAGAACGGGCTGCTGGCAGTGCCTGTCGGGAACCGTGCCATTTGGTTCAGGTCACGCGCCACGTTAGCTGCAGCTTTGCCTGTGGCTACTGTGTTGTTTTCTTGCGTAGCCGAAATCTTATTTCCAAGTTTGACGTAGCGTGGATCGGTGGCAAGGCGTTCTCCTTTGAGTTCCCCCGTTTTATCCTTTTCATAGATAGCGCCGCCAATGTCTAAATGATCAGGACCGCTGTCTCTTCTAGCCTCAATAGAATCCCTCCGCAACCCAATCTCCATCTCACGGAATTGTGCGGTTTGCTGCATCTGTGCCCGTTTTAAATCGACATTATCCGCGTGGATTTGCCATTGCTCTTCCCGGCGAGCTTTCGTATCGGCAGCTTTCTGCAGGAACTCTGCACGGGATTTGCTGTCCATACCAGCGAGTTTTTGCTGGTTTACCCATGCCCCAAAGGCAGGAGAATTCGGGAGTGGGATTGTTGTCGGATCAACTCCAGCTGCAACAGCCTTGCGGACGAGGTCATTCCCACCTTCCCGAGTTGGGTTATTGAGGAAAGAGTCAGCAGTATTTGCCAGGTCTTCCTTCTTTAAAGATTGCTGTGCTGCGAGGTCTTTCGCTTGCTGCATGGCTTCCTGACCGGCTTCTTTCGACAAGTCGGTCATTTCTTTTGCAGAGGCCAGATCCCCCTGGGAAGCCGCCAAACCCGCAGCCTTACTATACATCTTTGCCTGATTCAATGGCAGAGCAGCGTCCGCCCCTTCCAAGTCAGTTTGCGACTTCAGAAAAGCTCCGATGTCTTGCTTAGTCTTCATCTGCTGCTGCATCTGCTGCGTTTGCATCTGAGCTTGCTGAGCCTCAGTTTTCAACAGATCTGTTTGGGCTTGTTTTTGCTCGAATTGCTGGCCGTAGATAAGATCACGACCGTAAGCCAATCCAAGACCCTGGAGGAAACCGCCGATTGCCATAGTAGTTCCCCTTGGTTAGACGCCGAAGCCGTAGCTGACGCCAGCTGAAGGGTCGGTAACTCCACTAGAAAATCCGTAGGAGTTGGAACCCGCACCGAAACCGGAAGTGTCAGAGGCGAATGGATTGCCCCCGGAATAACTGCCAGAGTTAAAACCGTTGATACCAGAAGTGACCGCACTCCCCACAGCATTACCAACAGTCCCGGCAGCTTGCTGATTCAAGGTATTTTGCCCCTGAAGGATCTGACCAGCAGTTCCAGGAGAACCTACGTTAGCACCAGAAAGCTGTGCAAGGAGCAATTCCTGGTTATTTAGCTGAGTGGCAGCGTAGTTCTGGGAGTTGGTACTTAGAGCCTGCAGTACATTCCCGCTATTTACCATACCGTTTGCAGCCGCGCTGCCCTCAACCGCTTTGTTGCTTTGATCTAGGCCAAATTGATAGCCAGGTTGGCTGGTAATCGAAGAGGGGTTGTTAATCAAATTCGACAGCATTCCTTGATACTGGCCCCGTTGGGAGGCAAAAGGATCTGCCGCATTGGCAGCACTAGAAGCTCCGGAGCTGCCACCACTAAAGGCTGAAGTAGCTGCCGCACCAGCGACAGACCCGACAGCTGCTGCTGCAATTCCCCAAGGCACTATGCACCTCCAAATGGTTTATCCAGTTTCACGCAGACAATCATTGTAATGCGTTCGACTGGAGATTCATTAATTACCCAATGCTGCTCCTGGTTATGGAACCAGTAAAGATCCCCAGGAGCTGTGATGTGTTGCCCTTCTTCATAGCAAAAGGCTTGTTGGGGGTGTGCAGCGACTTGCAGAGCGAATTTGTCATATTCGAGAGCATGCCAGCCACGATCTACATGAGGCTTCACGCTACGCCCCGGAGGGATTCGCGTGATGAGAATGCCGCCGAGAGCGTCCCCCCGAACGAGGTTGAGGATAGCACGAGCGTCGGCCTTGGCTTGTGGGAGAAGGTCAGCAGCTTCTAGCCATACGCTGGTGTGGGGTTGTCCGCCGTAGCCAGATTCTCCCGCCCCGTAGCGGACCCAGATATCGTCAGCTTCATGGTGGGGACTGGAAGGGTCTTCCGTGCGCGCTCGATTCTGATTCCACAGTTGAGGCTGCCGCTGGAGTTCCAGCAGCAAAGGAATCACATTCAACCCACGGGCGATGGTTAGGATATTTTTCATTCGGAGACCAGAGCCTTTTCAATCAAGTGGACATCTCGCATTTCATCCGGGATTGCGTGGATGCAGAGCCAAAGCACATCGGGCGTGAGTGCGGTGACTTTGTGGTTTTTCCTGGCGGCGATACGGATACCAGTCGGGCCAGTGTAGGTTGTCTTTTCCCCTTCAACTTCCACTTCCACCATCCCGGAGGCTAGGTAGCTCAGATGGTCAAAGGAGTGCTGGTGCTGTTCAATATACGCACCGACTCTCCCTGCCACCCACTCTTTGGCGAATACTCCACCAGCAATATAAGTTGTGTTTTTCACCGGGATTAACAATTAGTAAAGTATGAGGGAAACTCGCCAATCATCTGGACAACACATCCATATCCATACGGCACTCGTAAAGCCGCAGCGGAGTGTTATCTTGATGGAACATCTTCCATATTCTACGACGGCTGCGACCACAGTTACGAAGTTGATTGCGAGGCCCATTGAGGTCCATCTGTCTTGGGGTGCTGAAAGTCTGGTAGTCGTTGTCGCTGAAGGAAATTCCAATTGAAGTGTTGATGGAATCTGCCATCTGCGTCATGAAGTTGATCCGTTTGTAATTGGAGGTGTTCCAATCGTAGGGAGGGGTGATGCAGGTGACATTCAAGGCCCCTGTTGCATCGGTGTATAGGGTAGGAAGCATGAGCATCTGACGGCCCGTTGACACATCCTGCAACGAATCTCCTACGAACCCTCCAGAACTGCCTTCTTCTTTCTGGTAGAACCGACCTGTAAAGTATTGTTCTACTCCCCCAACCACAGAAGACCAGGTAGACCACAATTGAGTTGTTACGTCATAGGCCAGGGAGATGTTCAATGCTGGGATAGTCAGCACATAGAAAATATGTCCGGCGATTTGAATCCCGAAAGCCCACATCGTTGAAAGGACTGTCACGGAATTCTGATTAAGAATCTTTTCAATGAAGGGAGTGCTGATCGGGACCATCTGCAGCCCCTGAAAAGTCTGCACCGTTCGACCATACTTCGCCGTATTCGCTACCCAAAATGAAATGTCATTCTGTTCTACTACGGTAGCTCCGTTGAAACAGCCGGTGGTGAAAGAGGCATTAAGAACAGGTTGGAGCGCAATCCCGGACCCGTTAGGAGCCGCGTTAGCATCCCAAAAGACCTGAGTCCCTTGATCATAGAATCCAATGATGTAGTTGAGATGCCGAAGGACCGTCATTCCCGCATTGTAAGTTACATCAGCTTGTACAAAATCCAAAGCAGGCCAGGTTGTCGGGTCATTGATAGCGCTCCCAATCACCTGCCCATCCACACGTATCACGTAGTACACACCATCTAAATAGGCAATGCCCTGTGCTACGGCAGTTCCAGTGTAATTGGCATCCGTAACTTTCGTAAAAGTAGCCCCATTAAAAGTCCACAGATTTCCTGATTGATCCTGAATTACTGTTGCCGGGGCTCCGGCTTCCTCGGAACTTAAAGAAACAAAAGGCTGATAGGGGATTAAAGCACTAGGAATGGGAATTCCAGCCCCAGAACTGGCCGATGAGGAATATGCGGTATTGTTAACAATGAAGAAATTGGCTCCGAAGTGGGAGAATTGGCCTTGCGCAGTCCCCGTGATAGAAGCTCCTGAATAGTACTCAGTTCCAGGCCTCTTTATAATGGTTCCTTTGCCATTTTCAGTAGCTTCAGTAAAACAATTAACCATTTTTGCGTCAGTGGTTAGAGTTCCGTCACGTGTACCTATGGGATGTGCCCAGGTTACGGGGAGGTCTTGCAGATCGTTTTCTGTCCGCATTATCGACTCCGCTCGGAGGGGGTCAGGAAGACACTGGCTTGTTCTTGCCCAAACTCAGCATTCCAGAATTTTTCCTTAAATCCGGTAGCTTTCTGGTTGACTTCTAGGCGTTCGTTAGGAGGCATGCTGTAGTCAAGGGAGATTTCATCAGTAAGACACCAGAGCAGCATACGGTAGGCTTCCTGAGGAAAGGCGAGATTGTTCGTGAGCGCCCCCACGTCCTGCATTTGCAGTTGTGTTACTACGTGAATAGTGTGGGTGTTATCTGAGGGGACATCATAAAGAGTGAGAATCCCCGCCCCTAATTGGGGGTTGTACCACACTTGATTAGGGATTCCAGGAGCAAATTTCTGTCCAAGGGTATTCCAATCATACCGGGAGGTCATGACGAGGGTGACGCTATTTCCGGACTGGTCAACGATATACTGATCGAGAATCCGCAGTGGGAGAGTGCTGCCCGTAATAGTTGACAGGTTGTAAGTCGCCTGCCCGACAACCGTAGGAAAGGCAATATCCTGCAGACACCAGAGGGGCATCCCATCCAGGGCCATCTCCTTAACCATTATCTCAAGAGCCTGCAGGACATTC